GCGAGTGCAAAATGCTCTTGCAAACCATCTTAACTTACTGGATTCAGCTAGCGCCGAGAGTTTATTTGGGAAAGCGAGAGATTCGATCACCAAAAATATTATAACCAGCTTCCAACTTAACCAACATTACTGGGATAAAAACACCCAATTCAATATAAATGAAATAGGCTTGGAGTTTATTGAAAAATTGGAAGCATCAACCTCAAGAGAGCATGACAAAGATGTCATATTCGCCTATTGCTTTCGATTCGTCCTTGAAAGTTACTCTTTCAGAGATATTGAGCCATCATATAACTTAAAAGAAATACAGCCATTTGCAGTAAATAACTTGCATAATTTTAGCGAAGAGGCTGCTTGCATGATAAGATACACATGTTATAGCATGCCGATAGAAATAGTTAAAAGAGTAGTTTTCAATCAAGATATCGGTGTATATCAAGATTATTTATCTAAGAGTGAACAAGCAGAAAAAAAAGAAGAAGAATGGGAAAGATTTATTAACAACAAGCAATCCAAGGTAGATGAACTTCATAAGATTTTAGAAAAACATGAGTCTGCCTTTAACTTTGTTGGGCTTTATGCTGGCTTTTCAAAGCTAGGCCGAATCAAGCTTAAAGAGCTAAATTTTGCAAGATACGGTATGTATATACTTGGCACCCTCATCCCTATACCGCTAGCTATAGAATTGGTTTATATGTTAACTACAACAACATCTGTAGACAACTTAGCCTACTTAATTAAATCAATACCAGTTATTTCTTTAACGTTGATATTTATTTATTATTTCAGAGTATCTTTAAACAACGTCAACTCTATCCGCGCGCAGCTATCACAAATAGAGCTTAGAAAAAGTCTTTGCCGCTTTATTCAAAGTTATGCTGAATACTCCAAGCAAATTAAAACTGAAAATAACAACCCCCTATCAAAATTTGAAGATATTATTTTCTCAAACATAATGACCTCTGATGAAAAGATCCCTTCCACCTTCGATGGAATTGAACAAATCGCCACGCTGATTGGTTCATTCAAAGGCGGAAAAGGCTAAAATTGTGGTGGAGGAAAAACTCCACCTTAAATCATATTTCTAACCTAATTCTTTCAAAATAACTGTCTCAATCATTTCCCTATCTTCTAAAGAAAAACCTAAGAGCTGACGTGCCGGGTAAGCAACCTCCTCGCTGTTACGTGAGGGCCGGTCTTTCAGGCCGAGCTGATGTACGCGGGCGATACGCTGTACTTTCCCCGTAAAATCCACCACCGCCGCGCTGTCTGTTCCTTTTGCCTTCATATAGCGGCTGGCGCGCAGCTTCTCAAACATCTGGCGTTTAACCCGGCCGTTTTTTGCCTTCACGGGCTGACGCTTTCGAGCCTCGTACGGCGTGCCATCCGGCGCTTTCTGCGATTTAATTCGCTTCTGCTGCCCGGCCCGCACCTTTTTAGCGATATCCGCAGCCATACGGCGACGGCCAGACGGAGACAGCGTGGCAATCAGCGCGGCGAGCTTATCCTCGAAGGGCTGTAAGTCACTCATCCCACTTACTCACCAGTTCGCCAGCGATATACAGCTCCAGCGGGCGCGTTACCGGCTCCGGCGGTGGCGGCTCAGAGATGTTCTGCACATGCAGCGCGTCCCCTTGCTGCTTAACCAGCGTGCGCTCGGTGAGCATCAGGCTGATGCTGATATCAATACTGCTGTCGTTATTGATATCGGCGTACCACGTAAACCCGCGCTTTTGCCCCTCGTCAGTGGTCATGATATCGGGCTGATTTTCCCGCAGCCAGGCCATGATCGGCACGAGCAGCAGATCGATATCGTGCGTGTAATCGGTCACCACCACGTTAAGCGTGTAGCGCTTTTCAAACGACAACGACGTAGCCAGCGTGGCGGCAATGCTGCCATTATCAACGAACAGCCGCAGCATATCAGGGTTATTTTGCAGCGTCGGAACGGCGCGGCTCAGCGCCTGGCGTAACGAGTTTGGCTTCAGCATCTGTATCGTCCTGGCATTGCTTGACTACCTCAACCTGTAGCGCGCAGCTCTCTAATGCGCGCTCAAGCTGGCGAATATCGGCACTCAGATCGCCGTTGGTTTTCGGATCACTGCCCGGCATCGGGCACAGGCTGACTTTCGGGCAACTGTTGTAAACAATCACCGGCTGAGGCACAGGCGTTACGGACGTGCACCCGGTGCACAGCATCAGGCAGATCAGCACTGTACCAGCGGCGAAACTGTTCATTTTCATTGAGTAACCTCGTGATAGTGTTTTCGCGCCGTAACGCACGTTCTCCGGCAGCGTTCAGCTTCCGATTCAGCGCGGCCTGCGCCTGCTCGTTTTTATTTGCCCTGGCAACGGCGACACTAAGCTGGTTTTTCAATATGTCGATCACCTTCGCCTGTTCACTGGCAACACGGTTTGCCTTTTCAAAGGACTGCCGCAGATTGCCGTTGTCATGACGCAGCCACCACAGCCCGAGCACAGCCATAACCAGTAATGCAGCCAACACTTTCATGATGCCCCCTTAAGACATACTGCCCTTTCACGGGCCCGACGGTTTTCCAGCCCCTGACTCCGGACCCCATTCACGAACACCCAACGTGGCAGCTGATCGCACGCCTGCCGCCACTGCTGACGCTTGATAAAACCGACCAGCGTTGATTTGCACGCCGCACCGGTGCCGACGTTAAAAGCAAAGCTGACCAGGGCGTCATAGACCGGCTGCGGCATTATGACCGGCGCACAGACGGCGAGACGCCGCTCCGTATTAAGCACGTCAGCAATCAGATTTGTCGCCGCCTGCCGTTCTGTGATGTCGCCTTTTGGCACCACCCCCGCAGTGTGGCCGATGCCCGACGTCCATACCCCGGCGCTGCACTGGTAAGGGCGCAGGCGGCAACCCTCCAGATCGCCGATGAGTGCCAGTCCCTCCGGTGAGGTCTGAAGCAGGTGAAAGTCGGGTAACAGCACTGCCAGCGCCAGCACGGCGGCCACACTGCAACGTTTAATCACTGACATATTCACGGCCTCTTTGGTGGGGGTGCGATGATGACAGGCTGCTTCTTGTTAGCTTCCAGCAGGTAACTCAGGTGCCGGTAGTACCAGTTGACGCCAACGGTAAAAATCACACCCAGCACGCCGAACCATGCGGCGACGTCCTGCGGTGTCATGGCCCCGAACGCGGCCAGCGCCACGCTCAGCCAGTAGGCTAAAAACGATGTAATTCGCTCCATACTCAATCCCATAGGTTTACAGTCTCTGATACCGGGGCCGCCTGCACCTCGGGCAGATCGACCGGCGTACCGTGCGGCAGTACCGCCCCCATCCCGGCCAACCCCGGATTAGCGGTAAGCACTTCCTCAAACACCCCTTCAGTGCGCCCGTAATACCGGGCGCAAATCATGTCCAGAGTGTCCCCCTGCTGCGCAATGACACGCATCAGATTTGGCCGACGATACAGCGCGATTTCCCCTGGAGGCGGGCCACGGCCCAGCGCATATCCCGCCACATCTCATCAATCGTGGTGTCGATTGAGTCCGCTTTTTTATCGCCTTTCGCGCTGGCATCCACACCGCGATAACGCTCGTACAGCGTGGCCGTGGTCATCGCAGAAACGGCGCTGAGATACTGGAAAACGCGCTCGCTTTCGCCGTCGATTTGCTCGGCCGGCACGTCAGCCAGGCGCTCAAATCCGGCGGCCATCTGCCGGGCGCGGTAGTCGTACAGCTCCGCGTTGGTTTCAGCCATCCCCGTTTTAATGGCCTGCCGCAGCCGGTCCGGGGTAACGGTCTGCTCCAGGCGCATCAACTTGCGTACGCGCTTCGGATCGATATCAGGAAAGAAAAACGTGTTTTTAATTACCGGCTCGTCGCCCGCAGGCGGCGGGATAACCACCGGGCCGCTGCTTTGCGGCGTGTCGTTCTGAATAATCAGCGTCATCATGACTACCTCTAAAAGGGTTGGGCGGTGGACGCTGGTCGCAGGGAAGGTGCAAACACCACCATTGACCGGCGTGCCGCCCGGCGCGGGGCGCATTCTGTTAACTGGCGATTTTTCTCGGTCGGCCACGTTTGGCCGGGGTCGCGCTCTTTGCTTTACGCGGGCGCAATGCCGCCGGGGCCGGTTTCGGTTTCGCCTCGGGCTTCGGGCGCAGCTCGCGCTCAAGCCGTTCAATTTCTTTTTTCACACCCGCCTGACAGTCGAGGCGCATTGCACGCTGTAGGTGCGCCAGCGCTTCAGCAACCTGACCGCCATCACGCAGCACCAGACCAGTGATTTTGTGCAGCTTCGCCCGCACCATATCCGGCATGTCGGCGGATTCAGTTAGCGCCAGCACGTCAAGCAGCAGACGAACATCGACCGGCTCACCGGCGGCATGGGCGCGCATCGCGGCGAGCGCCACCTCCTCGGTGAACATGTATACCGGCGTGCGGCGATGTTTCCCCGGCATAGCCAGGCCAAACTGAAAGGCATAGCGGGCAATATCCAGCGCACCGGCGATATCACCGGCATCAAGACGCCACAGCATCACCGTCATCAGAATGTCGTCCTGCGCGCCTTTGCCCTGCTCAAGCGCGCCACTGACCCACGGGGCATAGAACGGCAACAGCTCCCGCTTTATCTCGGCCTTGCGCTCTTTCGAATGGATGGTTTTTAGCGTGCGTTGGTCTGCGGCCAGCTTAACCAGCATCTGCTCGTAGGCAGTGGCATGTCGCAGTGGGTTTGCGGCCCGCTGCGTGGTTGTGGAGGCCGAGACCCGCATCAAGTGACGCTGTGCGGGACTCGTCATCGGTTACGCTCCTGCTTCCGGCTCGGCTGCTGCCTGCGCGAAGGTGCCGACCTTGATGTTTTCCACCACGCAACCGGCGGCGTAGTCTTCAACCACAAAATCGACGTTCATCGACTCGTAGTTTTCCACGCGGTCGAGTTTCGCGTTTTCGTCGATAACCCGGCGGTGACTCTCGTCCATAAAGTAGATGGACAGGTTATCGAGGCGCGTCACAAACAGCGCATTCGCCGGGAAGTACGGCACGCGCACCGCTGGCAGGTTACCGATACGTTTCTGGCTGACGATCACGTCAGCGGCCAGGGCTTCGGTATTGGCCTGCTCTTTGTTGACGATCGGGAAATATTTGTCGGCCAGAAGCTGACGACCCACAATCACCACCAGATCGGGGTCTTCCTGATACCACGGCTCGATAAGGTTGTTCGTGGCATCCATCACCAGGGAGTCGAGGTTTTCATAGTCTCCCCCCTTACCGATGCGGATCACGTCGGACACGACCGCGCCGTCGTCATCGGTGACCTTGTTCATCACGCGGCCCGGCGCTTCATTACGGTACTTCTGCATCCAGCCCACGGCCACGTCCTGAAGCATCGGGTTTTCCGCACGGTTTGACGTGGCGGCGCGTTTCACGCCGTTAAAGCCGACCATGATGAAGTCCAGCGACTGGCGCTTGGTGATGGCGTTGCGAATACGGATCTGGAAGTCCTGAAAACGCGCCCACAGGTCGAGGGTTTTGTAACGGATGTGGAAATCGAAGTTAATCTGATCGCACTCATACTTGTTGGATTCCAGCGCGGCGAAGTCGCCGGTTTTACGCTCCTGACCGTTGGCCGTGTCCGCCGTGCTGGCAATGGAGCCGGTGACGCCTACCCCAACTTTTTCGCCCTTCAGCTCACTGACCGGCACGATATTGATGCGGGTCAGAAAGTCGGAAGACTCCTGCACGGTGTCCATCAGGGTCTGGGTCACCGACGGATTAACGGTAAATTTTTTGGACAGATCGTTAACCTCCACGCCGCTCAGCTCAGCGATTCGGGAGAGATACGCATTAAATTTAAAACGGGTTTCCTGACGCATAATTTTTCCTGAAATTTGTTATTAATCGGTTTTTACTGCCTGCCGTTCGTGGGCCTGTCAGCAGTTCGTCAGCGTCGCTTCACTGCCACCGCCGGTGCTCAGCTCGCGGCGCGGCTGATGACGGCTTGGTGTGTTGTCGAGCGTGGTTTTGAGCTGCGAAAATGCCTGGCTGGTCTGCTCCGCTTTACTGGTCACATC